CCAACAAGACAGAAGACTCTAATCCGAATTCTTCCGCTATCTTCGTAAGCGTCTCGTTGTTGGTAATCTTCTTGGGTCTACCCATTGACCGCAACTTAAGCCCGTCCAGCTCTACGCCACCCAGCGCAGCTTCTTTAGTTCGCTCTTTAATACGAGCCGCCCAGTTCTCCACGATCTTGGCGATGTTAAAGAGTTCTGACAGACGCGCAGGATCGTCAATGTTTTCCAAATCTACGTCAGGGATCGTAGAGTCGAGCTTCTTCGCTACATCGAGAACCAACCCACCCAAGGCAGGGCAAGCGTCTTCATGTTTGCAGAACCGACAATACTGGGTAGGCGTGCAGTCCTTAAGGTCTATTTCTCCCTTAGCCCACTTAGGCCGTACTTCTTCCCCCTTCTTGATAACATCACTTAACTCCTCAATAAGGCCAGCTAAGTCATCGCGGCTGAACGTATGGTGTAAAGAGTCGTTATGTTGTGGAACATAAAACACAAAGACGATCTTCTCGATATCCTTGTATTTTTGGAACGCCCCTATCGTGTAAGCTTTAGCTTGCCAGTTCTTGTCAGGTGGGTCGATAATGCTGATGCCTGTTTTGTAATCAGCCATTACAGCTTCGGTGCCTGACTCAAGGACTAGAAACCTGTCGCAGGTTCCCCACGTCTCTGTCCCGTCTAGTGTGACATCAACTTGGATCTCGTTGTGTTCTTCCTTCACGGGCGGGAAATTCCCCATGAATTCATCCTCCATTTCTACAATCTGATTGTAGATATCTGCCTCTTGCTCGTTATGCAGAGCAGACGAATCCCGCACTTCCAATGCTTCATGGATGCGCGTACCCATCTCTGCGGCAGCACTGGTCCCATCTTTTCCCTCATACCCCGCACATGAGGCGACGTATTTAAGACTGGATGGGCTGAACTCTGCGTGTCCTCTGGAACTATGATCTGGCTGGCTCATCGTGTAGTATATTTAGATTTTTGAGTTTCTTGTTAATGGATTTCATCACGGCTTCTTCAATAGAATCGTGGGCCACTAGTATCTTCTGGATAGCGTCACTCTTCGCTCCGTTGCGGTGGATGCGGCCCAACGTCTGGAGGTGGTTCTTAGCTGAGAACGATGGGCAGATCAACGATACTCTTTGTCTCTTACCATTAGTATCGTGGAGAGATATCCCCGTCCCTCCTGCTGCAATGTTCACCACAAGGACGTGTGTTTCATCACGTTGGAATTTGTCGATAGCCTCCTGCCTTTGTTCTGCTGACTGACCCCCCTCTACTCTATCGCATCCTAGATTCTGACAGAGTGTCTGCACAGTGTCGGAGAAGTTTACGAATATAACTACGCTCTTACCCTCCAACACAAGATCCTCGGCCATGTCTACCAGATCAGTTATCTTAAATGACTCCGCTAATTGGCGAGCACGGAGTATGTTTACCAGCATATAGTCGCTGTCCTCCACCGTCCCATTCTCGATATATTGTTCCACGATGTCCGGTGTGATGCCCGCTTTCTTGTAAGCGGAACGTATCTTGGAAGCCTTACTAAATTCTACAGGTTCTGTGATTACCCTGTTTTCTTTGAACGAGTCTGGGAAGTCTTCGACTGTAAGACGCTTTACGTTTTTACCATACATCTGCGCCCTTATCGCAGGCAGGCATGACCGTTTAACAAGCTCCCATTTGCCCCATTCATTCTGCTGGCACCCGTTGCGTAACATCCAACTGTACCAGTTACTCAAATCGTTTTCTGCTTTGTTTAAAGAGTGCAGCCCCAGCATGTATCCCAACGCCCTCATCTCGGTGGGATCTTCGGCTGCTGTAGCTGACATCCCATGCACTGAGTATCCTTGTTGGATCAGCGAGATCACAAGCTGCGCGTTCTGGGTGTATGGCCCCTTGCATTTATGGATTTCGTCTACCAAGACCAGAGTGTCTTCAGGCAACCGCCATTTCATTATCTTCTTACCACTCTTGTCCATGTGGAGGGTTTTCCCAGTGCGGACCTTTTCAAAGTTGTGGATGAACTCTATCTCGTCTACTTCGCATTCGTCCATCTCCATCCCCCACGCATGTATAACTGCCTTGGGACACAGAACCGCTACGGGGCGGTTAAGTTTCTTAGCCATCATGCAGGCTATGAGAGTTTTGCCTACGCCAGTATGTGATGTGTCGCAGGTGTTGTATCCGGCTTCTTGTTGCCGGACGAAGAAGTCAATGAGATCCTGTTGCCTTGGGTAGGGTGTTTTCATTAGTGCATTGGGTTACTCAACATTGCATGCATCAACACCATGCCCAGATGGTATTTCGTAGCTTTAAAACCACGGTAGATTTTTCGATGCCTGTGCGGTGTAATCACGACAATATCGCCATTGTCCGATTGACCTAAAATAAAGCCCAGCTCCAAGGCTGGCTGTATCGCCTTCCAATAAAACGAAGGCTTTTCTGGAACAGGTATCGAGTGTTGCTCGAAATACTGTTCGACGTGTTCTGGCTTAGTGTAGCGTGGCATGAAGGAGGGCTTTACCACAGCCTCTCTTTAACCACAATACAAATCAGTTTTTTTCTCTCTGGCCGTTGCGGTAGTAGTGAGCAATGAGGAACGAATCGATGATCCCGTCGTGGGGAACCTTACATCTTTTGTTCTTCAGCCAGTTTTCAGAAGGCTCCATTTCCTGCGCCAGTTTCAGAGCTACTTCTTTGGTTCTTCCCTTGGGGATAAAGCCCAACATTTTCTTTTGCCATTTGTGGACACTGACTCGCGCAACCTCGTAATTTTTGCACTCGGCCATCCCCAACAACTTCCCGAACGAGATCGCCATTGAGCGCACCGCCTGCGAGCTTTTCGCATGTGCCAACGGTTCTTCAATGGCTAAAACAAAAGGGGTGTTTAAATCTGATAGCCATTGGTGGATCTTGCAGATGTCAATCTCACGCTTCTTGCTGCGTCTTTGACATGGCATCGCGATCTTGTCGATCAGGCTACCATCGAACTGGGCAATAGCGCACAGCCCTCCGTCTAGCCCGTTATCGACACCAACGATCATTTCTGCGTCAGCAGAAACTGGCTAGGATGTTCCACTGATGTAGCCCAACCAGACTGGTCTATGTCAGCTCTCATGCGGCCAATGTGTTTGCCCAGAGCAATCAAGGTGTTCTGATCGTCTGTCAGTTCCCTGTCCAACAAGTTAGCCCTGTCGAGTAACCAGTTCGCGAGTACCCGACATTCGGTCGCGCACTTTTTTCTACGTGCTTCTCTAACAACATTTATGTCCATCGTTTACCGTTTTTTGGTTTCTGCTTCTTCTCGTAAGAGAGCTTTACAAAGGATTGCGTAATTGACGATGTCGTCGCAAGCATCTTCTACTGATTCATTGTGAACTCGCAAAGAGCCATCAGCTACGAATGAACGAATCCGCATCAGCTTGTCTTGAACACGGAGCAGGAGTCCGGTTACAGGGTGCAGGCCCAAGGATCTAGACGCTTTAAAATTCTCAAGGGCATCAGTTGCTTCGGAGCCACCAGTGTAATCACTGTTCTTCCTGCGCATTATGTCCTGCGCCAGTTTTGATGTCTCTTCGTGGATTGCAAGGAGCTGCTCAGTGTTCATTTCTTTTTGGGTAATCTGGGCAGGGCGTCTTCTCTGATAAGGAACCCATCTCCATCAGGAGTGACTTCAAGGGTTTCGCCCTTGATTAACATCTGTGCAAAAAAAACTTCTCTCCAGCTAGAAGGGATAACGCGGCAATATTTCCCTTTCACTTGAGTTACACGATAAGTAAACCTGTTATCGCCTAGCTCTTTTCGGCGTAGAACCAGAGGGTCTGTAACAGACTGTCTTTGAAAAAACATTGTGCATTATGTTTTAAGGAATGCTGGAGCTGACTCACCTTTAGCATTCTCAGCAAGATAGTCAATTAAATTGGATGCTGCTGATTCGGATATATTCCAGTTATTAGAAAGGATAGCTGTGGCTATTGGATGGCTATAGCAGGATATAGGCGGGCCGTTAGGGTGATAAGCCACTCCTATGTATGCTTCTGCAAGCTCAGACAACAGGCTCAGAGTAAGATGTCCTTCGATATCTTCTGGCCCGTCGAACTCTATGCTGAACCTGTCATTCCACATTTCCATCGCTGTCCACGTCGATTATGGTTTTACCCTTCATCTTGTCCAGCGAGCCATCACCTTTATCAGCTTTCGAGTTATTGAGTATAGAAATGTCTATCTGCATGCGGCTCCCGCCGCCACCTGTCTTGGCGTTCAAGCCAAGGTTGCGCCTGATAAGTTGATCTAACTCTGACATTTCGCGCACAGTCTTCGGCCCTTTGATGGACACCATACTGTCGCGTAAAAGTTTAATCCCCGCTGCCGCGACGTAGTGTTGGTATTTATCGGCAGGGGAGTTCTGTGATTCGGCAATCTCTGCGAGGATCTTATCCTCTTCTGCGGACGCTGCCAGTTTAGCGGCGGTAGCGGCTTCTCGTGTCATCTCGTCCAGATGCACTTCAAGGTCTTCCTTCAGTTTGTCTTTATCGACATCTTTGTCAGGTAGTTTAAAACCTGCTTTCTTTGGGGGAAGCCCCAGTTTGCGGAACCATCTACGGACAGTCCCTTGATGAACACCCAATCTTCTGGCGATAGCAGCATTAGTCATCCCTTCCGCATTAAGTTTTAATGCTTCTTGAACTATCTCGTTGTTTCCATCGCTCTTGCTTCCCATGTTTTTAACAGTAAAGTTGAACCTGATTTAATCATGCCGCCCGACCCAAATAAACGCAAGCGCGTTCTTGAGCCACGAATCGATCCTAAGACGAAAAAAATGGATGTCGGTGGGTTGTTGATTCCCCCGACAAGTTTAGTGACTTCGTTATTATACGGGTTCGCGCATCATCCGAAAATAATCGCAAAGGAGTATTACTTCTGGCGGCTGTGCGACGAGCTATGGAACCATGATGACCTGCCCGAACCCATGATGATTCGCCATCCTTGGGCAGAATTGATGATTCGTTCGGCGTTAAAAAACAAATACCTGTCTATCGGCGGGTCAGCTTCTTCTGGTAAATCCCATACTATGGCAGCTTGGGGGATCATCAACTGGCTGTCACAACCACGAGACACGCTGGTCTTGATGACCTCGACTACACTACGTGAAGCACGTAAGCGAATCTGGGGATCGGTCATGTCTTTGCTGTCCGTGATTGATGGAGCACCGATCAAGATTCGGGATTCAATCGGCAACGCTGCCTATGTAGATGAAAAGGAGACTCTTATTGAGCGGGCTGGTTTGTCGCTTATTGCTGCTGAGAAACAAAAAACGAAGGACGCAGTTGGTAAATTTATCGGCTTGAAACAGAAGCGCGTAATTTTAATCGGGGACGAGCTGGCAGAACTGTCAGAGGCTATTGTCAATGCTGGCCTGACCAACCTGTCGAAAAACCCGTTCTTCCAAATGATCGGGATGTCTAACCCGAACTCACGCTTCGATGCGTTTGGGGTCTGGTCAGAACCAGAAGACGGTTGGGATTCTGTAGACATCCATACCGCAGACGAATGGGACACTAAGTGGGGCGGTAAGTATATTCGTTTAGATGGGGAGCGCAGTCCTAACGTCCTTCTAGGTGAGACTAAATACCCTTGGCTACCAACAGCGGCGAAACTAGAAGAGGACCGAATACTACTGGGGCCGGAATCGAGAGGCTACATGCGGATGGTCAGAGCTATCTTTTTTGATAGCGACGAGACGACAGGCATCTACGGCGAATCTGAACTCACTAAGAGCGGGGCAATGGGGAAAATTGAGTGGGCAGATAAGCCGACAAAGGTCGCGGGGATCGACCCCGCATTTACGAATGGTGGTGACCGGACGATCCTTTCGATTGCTGAAGTAGGATACGCCAAGAACGGGCAATACGTTTGTCAGTTCACTGACGCGATCCACCTCAACGACGATGCTACTAATAAGGCAGTGCCTCGCACTTACCAGATTGTTCACCAGATTGTAGACCACTGTAAACGTAAAGGGGTCAGCCCTGAGAACGTAGCGGTGGACTCCACTGGAGCGGGGGCACCATTTTGTGATGTCCTTGCAGGAGAGTGGTCGCCTAATTTCATGCGGGTGACATTTGGGGGCAGAGCATCTGACAAGCGTGTTTCCATGAACAGCCAGCTCACAGGTGAAGAACTCTACACTAACCGTGTTTCTGAGTTATGGTTTGTAGGAAAAGAACTTATGAGGACGAAACAGGTCTACGGCATCAGCTCTGATCTCGCTCAGGAGATGTGCGCTAGGAACTACGACATGATTAAAACTGGTTCCCTTAAGGTGAAGATTGAGTCCAAACCAGAGTTCAAGGCACGGTTCGGCAGGTCTCCTGACTTGGCAGACGCTGCATTCCTTGCACTGGATTGCGCCCGCCAGAGGCTAGGTTTAGTGGCTATCGACCCACCGAAAGAGGATCAGGGTGAGGGGTTTAAGAAGCGGGTTACAATTAAATCACTGGGGAAATCGCTGGAAAACCCCGAGACGAATCTGATCTCGTAGTCAAAAAGT